GTGTGATCAAAATCAGGATAAACTTTAGTACAAATGTCGTCCATCCAGGGTTGCCTCACATTGGGAAACTGGTCAAGCGGCTCGAAACGGCCCCACCAGTTCTCACCCCCTTGACGGGCGGCGAGCTTAGTCCCAGTTGCCATCACGACGGTGCGCGCCCAATCGCCCATAATAGGCGTGTTTGCGTCAGTCATCGCGAAGGCAACCGCCTTCTCAATCATCTTTGTCATCGGTTCAACGTTATGAGAGCTAGTCATGTGCAATTTCATTAATTGCCTTGGTAAATCACACATGCTATCGCCTTCACCATACCAGGGTAACCACCAGCGCGAAAGAAATTGCACTGGCTCCCCGATGCGAGCGATCACTGCCTCAGAACAATGCCCGAAAGAGGTTGCAACAGCGCTGAGGCACTGAAGCAACTTTTCTGGGTCAATTGTGTGGGGCGTGAAAGCCAAACCGTCGTCCCCGCCGCATAAGCAGCGCTGCATGACAAAAGCCCAAGCTTGCTCCTCAGTCATCCCGTAGTCGCGCGCAGCGCAATACCACAGGTACCCATTGTCCACCGTGTTACCGAAGGATGTGTCAGGTGACCCAGAATTACGTGAATTACCAGGCTCGTACTTCTCCCTATCCTCTTTGACAACCATGGTAACTTTACCGCCATAAGTTTTGCGATAGAGCTCACGGCATTCCTCCCGATGATTCGGGAAGAGTCGCATGAGGATGGGCAGTTCAACCCAGTCACGTAACCAGTGCGAAACTCGTCCATCCCACTTCTCATAATCGTTTCCGATACAAGCTGTGGAACCTGCCGCACTTTCAGTTATTCTGTCCGCTATGTAACGCGGTGCCCCAAAGCCGTAGAAAGGTACAAATGAGATGTAGTCCGCAGCAGCATAGATGAAACATTGAAAGTTTCTCTTGGTGCCTTGGTCCATCCCAGTTATAACACGGCTGGGAGCCAGTCCCTTTTCACACTGTCTTTTCTGGAAAGATTCGCGATGACCAGTTGGATCACATTGGTCAGCCCTAATCATTCGGCTGGTTTGCGCGGCAGTGCTCTGTCTCAACAACACTTGTTCACGAGTGTATGGGTCAAGGATAACACCGCTGGTAAACCGCTTTCCAAATTCTACAGCATAGGTTTGATATCTTGGAGCTGGAAACACCATAGCTACCTGCTTTTGTAAACCAATGATGCGCTTCTGCACACCAACCATGGCGTCCACAATGTGAATGCGTGGGTTCCAGCCCCCGTCGTCAATTGGGGACATGTATGGTTCCATTGCTGACTTCCACGAACTAAAATCAGCCTGCGGATCAAAAGAGTAGCTCTTGTTGGCGAATTCCACCGGAACAACTCTGGCGAGTTTTGTGCGCTGTTTATCCTTTAAGTACTGTAGGATGTAAGCACACTGCTTCTTGGCATCCATTTGATGTGCACCATCGAG